CGGCGAAAGACGCCGAGGAATCCGCGGAAAAAGAAGTTTCCGATCCACAACCGTCTCGGACTTTTCAGCCGAGTTTAACCGATCATAGACAGTCAACCGCTCCATCCAAGGATCCAACGCGACTCCCTTGAAATCCCCAAAACCCTCGGGAGGCGGTCCTGACCCGATGACCCACGAAATCCCAACGGACATCGCGGGCAACCGAGACAAGATTGACCTCCGACCCTTTCCAGCCGTTCTCAAAGACCGCATTCGTTCACTAACGAAACAAGCGGCCAGCAAACGCTGTTCCCGAGTCGCCCGCCAGGATTGCGGGCCAATCGACCGATCTGCGCCAAAACCACCCAACTCGAGTGGAAGATACCACGCGAACGGAAATTTCAAACCAAAACGAAGTGAAGCAGTACGGAAAGCTTCAGGAACAGCACACGCCGTCCAAGGGCAGAGTTTCACCATCTTCGTTAGCTGCGCGCCCAGTTCAAAGGGAGTTGCAGCCGCAGTCTCATTTTTGATTGAGTACTGCTTGATCAGTTTGAGATTCAGATACCCAAACCGTTTCATGGTTCCCTGAACCCGGCGAAACACCTGAGAGTTGATCATGCAACAGTCGGGGGAAACGTAATTCTTTCCCTGCGAGATCTTAAATCCGCAAGAGGAAGAAATGTTCCGGAAAATATCGATCAGCCGTTGATCTGCCTTAAAAAGCATATCATCGCCGTTCACGATCACATTCCGAAGCAAGTCCTTACGCTCGTCCATTCCGCTGGCAAGACGCTCCTGACTCCATACCGTCCAACTGAACCGATAAACGGCCAAATTGATCAGACACAGAATCGGGAACGACAGCGGATGACCCATCAGCTGACCCTCCACCCTCATCGCCTCAACGCGCTCCTGGAGAACCTCTCCATCGATGCCCAGCATCTTCGCGTACACCATCATCCCAGGAATGAAACTCTGAGCCGCCACGTGTTGTAACGTCTCTGACAGCCCAAACAATGCCGCGTAGGTCGCGTCCAGATTTAACAAATCGGTCGCAGCCTCGTAGTCAACAGAAACCCAGAAAGGCAGATCAGAGTCAATCGCCCCAACCCTGCCCTCCAAGTC